GAGTTTCTGCATGGACGCCTTGTCCACCTGCGCCGTCATGTAGCCGCTGCCCCTGCCTGTGCTGCGACCGGGCGTCGAGTTGACGCCGGATCGCGTTCCAGTCGGGAATCTCAAGGTCGGCATTGATGATCGCCACGCTCAGAGTGTCTAGTCCCGCGCTGTGGTACTTCAAGGCGCATCGCAGCACGGTCCGCTGCGCCTCGCTCAGTCCCGCCCTTCGCTGTACAGCTCCTCCGCCATGCGTCCGATCTTCTGAACCGTCAGCGCGTCCGCGTCGAGCACATCGGCGATGCTGTTGAACAACGGCTTGTCATCGGTGTCGAGCGCGTGCCGCATCACCAGCCACGCGTGCAAGTGCTCGGGCTTGTCTTTGCTGACCTGAAGCGCCTCAATCAGGTCGAGCGCGCTCGGACGCCGCAGCCCGAACGGCACGCCGTCCACCGTCGTGCGGTGGATGCGAAGCGTGAGTATGTCTCGGATGTTGATCATGTGATGGTGATGGTGCCGACAAGCTGAATGGTCGCGCGCGCGCGGATGATCTGCCCGGCCTGCGCGACGATGCTGAAGGCGGTGACGATCCCCAGCGCCGTGTACACGCGCACGGTTGGCGTCGGCGGGAACGTCAGGCCAAATTGATAGTTCTCGGTGGTTCCGGCGGCAGCGTGGTTTTCTATGGTCGTGTGCTGCGCCGAAGTCACGTCGAAGTACAAGTCCAAGTCGATGCGCGCGCGCCGCACGCCGTACAGGAAGTTTGCATCCACATCGTTCCACTCGGTCACATCGACGGGCGAGCCTTCGAGTGTCAGCGTAGCGCTGCCGACCTCGGCGACCGTGTTGTAGGTCGCTCCCGTCTCGACTCGAACATAGGCGATGGATGCATTTTGCGCCATTAGGCGATGGTCAGGATGTTGGCGGTGCCAGCGGTGTTGGTGAACTGGAGGCCGACGTTGGCGCGGACAAGGTTTCCGGCCTGAGCCGTGACCTCGAACGAAGTGACGAACGCGTTGCCCGTGTACGTCTGCCCGGTGTCGAGCGTCAGGACGCACGCGACAGCCGCGCTGCCCGTGTTGAGGTTGTTCTCAATGGTGGTGTGCGCTGCGCTGGCCTGATCGTAGAAAATCTCAAGATTGGCGGTCGCGCCGCCGACGCCAACGATAAACGTCTTGGTCTTGCTGCCGATGGCAGTCGATTCCAGCGGCGCGCGGTCCATCGTGATCGACGCGGTGCCGACCTCCGCAACGACCGTGCCGCCGAATGAGAACGATGAAAGCGCGGAGTTGAGTGCCATGGTTCAGTCCTTGTAGTACACGGTGAAGTTGCACACCAGCTGCGCTGGTTCCGTCTCGTCGCCGTCCGCGACAACCGGGGGCTCGACGTAGCGCCCGACGAAATCGACCGCCGACACGACGATGGTGTCGAACGTGCCTGTAACGATCAGGTTCCTGATGGTCGATTCGAACGCCAGCGCGGCGGTGGTGGTCGAGGCGATCACGCGCAGCTCGACCGATGCCATCTTCAGCGGCGCGCTGCCGATGGCCATGTATTCATCCTGCGCGACCTCGAACGTCACCGCCGGGAGAATCGTGTCCTGCAAGCGGAACCCGTGCATGACGCGTGCGTCGGGGATTCCCGCCGTAGACAGCGAACTCCCAGCAGTGATCATCGCTCGAACGCCAGTTTCAATCGACGGCATCAATCCACCTCCGTGCAATCGATGACGGCGACCCGGTCGGCCTCGTCAAGGTTGCGGATGGCGTTGATGCGGAGCGTGCGGCCCCGTACGTCGATGCGGTCCACCTCGGTCAGCCCGACGTTGACGATGGACTGCCAGCGCGCTCGGATCTCGACCGAACGCACGACGGCGATGCCGTCTGCGTACTGCTGCTCGGCGGCGCTGTCCTCGCGCAGGTCGCACCAAAAGGTCCCAGCCGCCGAGAACGTAGCGCCGCGCATGCCGAGGGAATCGATGGTCCCGCTCGGTTCCATGCGCGTGGCGAGGCGCTTGAGGCGGCCACCCGAGATCATCGCATCCTCGAATTGGTGGACCAGTGGTCGAGGATGAACTCGACGGACAGCGGCACGGTGCTCAGGCCGACCGCCTGGACAGCCTCGGGATTGTTGTAGTAGGCACCGACCAGCGCGATGATGCAGTGCACCAGCGGATCGGGGATGCTGTTGTATCCCGCCGTGTAGGTGACGATGATCGTCGTGCCCTCGTAGATCGACGGGTATGCCTTGAAGCGGATCACGGGCGACGGGCCGTCAGACTGGTCGAGCCAGTAGTCGGTCGCCGCCATCGTCGTCAGCACGTTCGCCGTGTTGTAGTAGCGCACATGCGTGATTCCCGTGAACGGTACGACGGGGATCATCGTGTCCGTCCAATCGGCGAGGTACAGCGCCTCCGTGCCCGGCTGGAGCTTGAGCTGAGTGCGGCGCTCGACCACCATCGACGCGACCTCGCGAAGCCTCGTCAGCTCCGTGTCATCGTCGCTGTAGTCGATCTTCAGCGCCGTCTTGATTGTGGAGAGCGGTACCGACATGGAAAAGGGTCAGGCGGGTTTCCCCGCCTAACCCCGTGGGGAGAATGGATCAGCCGCGGATGTACGCGAACGCCTCGGCCAGCATGACCTTGCTATCCGTGCGCGAGTACAGGATGAGGTTCGTCTGATGCGTGGCCGAGCTGGAGTACGGATCAACCATCGAGGTGATGCCCGTGCGGTCGAAAATCTCGAAGTAGTTGAAGTCGCCGATCACGGCGTACACGGTGTTGTCGCCGGTCGTGGTCGGCACGTACTGGCCGACCGAGTACGGCACGCCGAGGATCGTCGCAGGAAGGCCGCCGACGAGCTGGTTGACGGTCGACGTGCCGGGCGTCCAAATGTACTCAAGCTGGCCGCTGGTGGTCACGGTGTTCTTGAGCTTGCGGACATGCCGCAGGAACGAATCCGAGATCAGCCAGCGGAACCGGGGGCTGTTGCGGTACGCGGGGGTGACCGTGAACATCGCATCGACAAGGTTGTCGGCGGTGGTGGTGGTCAGCGCGGCGGCCGTGCCGAGGTCCACGCCCTGCGAGACGCCTGCGGTGATGCCCTGCGGCTGGCTGCTGCCGGTGCCGATGGTGTAGGCCTCTTCCTGCTTGAGCGCGATCGAGAGCGCGGCGCGCTGCGCGACGTAGTCCAGCGCCGATCCGATGCCGTTCTGTCCGATGGCGTCCTCGATGAACTCCTGAGAGATCACGACGCGCGTGGCGTACTTGTAGGGCACGACGCTAATCGCCGTCGAGAACGACGGGTCCGTCGCCGTGATGCTGTTGGCTTCGGTGATCAGGTTGGTGGTCGGAAGCGCGTTCTCCACCGTGATGGTGCGCTTCGAATCAATCTGCGTGACCACCGAGATGGCGCGCATGATGTTCGCCTCGCGCAGACGCTCGACAATGCGGCGCTCCATGTCGGTCGGGATGCCAGCATTGGTCGAGGAAAGCGACAGCGCGCGCATCTCGGCATGGTCGTTGTTCACCATCGCCTTGAGCCAGCGCGCCGAGTAGGCCGGGCTGTTCGGATCGTCGGCGTTGCCGAGGGCGGTCGGGCGCGCGGTCAGGCGCGACTCCAGCACGGGCTGCGACTCCAGCTTCGCGAGGCGCGATTCGAGGGCGCGAACCTGCGCGGTGGCCTCGACCGCCGACAGGTCGGCGTCCATGCGCGCAAACTTCTGACGCTCCTCGCCGCTGCCCTGCGAATCGACGGTGTGGGTCGCGCGTCCGGTGCGCGCCTCGTAGGCCGCAAGCGACTTGCGGTACTCGTGCGTGATCGACTGAAGCTCAGTCATGTCATCCTGCATTGTCTGCCATCCTTCGGAAATGGAGTGCGAGCCGCAGATACGCGGCGTTTCGATAGGCCGCGGAGACGCTCCGCAGGCTCGACGTTGTCTGTGGGTACGCGGCGTCGGTCACCGCGCTGATCTCGACCAGCTGCGCGCGCTTGACGAGGCGCTGGGAGCGGTCCTTGTTCCAGCTGTCCTCGACCACGAAGAAGCCGAACGACATCTCGCCCGACATGTCGCCGCGCTCGAGCGCCGCGCGAAGTTCCTCGGCGCGCGCCGTCTCGGGGAGCTGCGCTTCGAACGCGAGGCCGTTGCGGTCGCTCTTCAGCTTGAGCGTGCCCGAGCGCGTGCGCGCAAGCGGGATCTCGTCGGTGCGATGGTTGATGAACAGCTTCACGTCGCCGCCGCTCGACAGCGTTTCGTTGAACGCGCCCGGCGCGATGCGCTCGGTGAACCTGCGGCCCTGCTCAACGATCTCGCGCGAGTCCTGACCGTAGACGGCGGCGTAGCCGGCAAGGGTGCGTCCGTCGATCTTCTGCTCGGTCGCCTCAAGCGTGCGCCTAGAAATCATTCGGCGTGCCCTCCTGCTCGGATGTGTCCTCGCCGAGGTTCGACTGACCGCCGCCCGTGCCCATGTTGAGCGCGATGATCGGATCGTCCAAACCCTCGAGCGGTCCCATGTCGAGGCGCTCTCGCGCTTCGTTGCGCGTCATGTACCCGGCCTCGACGGCGGTGCGGAGCGCAGCCATCGTCTCGGCCATGCCAGGACGGATCAGCGCGTCCGTGTCGAACACCACCGTGTCGAACGGGCTGGCCAGCTTCGTCAGGATCTCGGAGCGCCACACCGACAGCCACGCGCTGAGGCAGCCATCGACGTACATGCGCGACAGCCACTCAAGTGAGCTGTAGGACGGACCGACGTTCTCGGCGAGGTAGCTGGACGGCACGCCGTAGATGCGCGACACATCGCCGACGCTGTACTGCCGCGCAGCCTGTAGACCTGCATCGTCAAGCGTCGAGCTGATGCGCTCGATGCGCATCCCCTCGGCCAGCACCAGCGGCTTTCCAGTGTTGGCGGTGCCAGCGTGCTTGGATTCGTAGTCCTGCATGATGCGCTGCCGCGCCTCAAGCGAAAGCGGTCCCGGGTGCACAAGCGCGATTTTCGGGTTGCCAGCGTTGCTGTACGCCTTGAGCGCCATGTCCTCTTGCGCGGCCAGCAGCTGAATGCTCGTCTTGCACAGGTTGATCGGCGATTCGCCCCACAGCCCGTGCGGACTCGGGGCGCGCAGATGAAAGACCTGATCGGGCGTCAGGTCGCCGTACGCGCGCGTCTTGTAGATCAGCTGGCCGCTGGTCACGTCGAGCGACACGCTGTCGGTTTCCAGCAGGATCAGTTCCACCAGTTCGCCGCCGCGCGTGCGGTTGATCGCCGCGAAGGCGTTGCCCCACAAGAGCACTTGGAACGTCATCGCCCTGCGGAACTCGAACGCCGACATGTAGCGCGACGGGCTCCGCATGAGCGAATCCGCGCCGCTGGCGCTGATCTCCATGTCCACGCGCGCGATGTCGTTCGAGATCAACGACACGGCGCGGTACACGGGCGTGTAGCGCATCGCGTTGCTGGGCGCGATGAACGGCAGCGGCCCGTTCGAGTCGGGCAGCAGGGTGGCCGAGTAGGGGCCGACGAACAGGCGCTGTAGCAGGTTCCGCAGCACGCCATTAGTTTGGCGGCCCTAAACCTAACCGTCCGTTCCTAAACTAAGATTTCCGCATTTACTCGGCTTCGTAACAGCTGGCGCGCTTCCCGCCCCAGCAGTGAACGGCCATGATCCCCGCCATCAGCGGGTCGATGATGCAGGATTCGCGAGATTTCACAGGTCGGATATTGCCGTTGCGGTCGCGCGAGGCGACGGCGTCCGCGCACGCCCGGCGCATGATCGGGTCATCGCCGATGACCAGCCGACCGCCAGCCCACATGTTTTGCCACAGCTGGGACCCGGGCGCGACCGTGCTGATGCCCTGCGAGTAGGCCATCATGGGGATGCCGTCTGCCTCGCACACCTCGACTAGGTATTTGCTGCCCCAGCTGTCGTAGGCGCACGCGCGCAGGTCAAACTGGGCCTTCAGTTCGTTGAGTTTGGCGCGCACCGACTCGTAATCGATCTCCCGGCCCGGCGTCAGGGTGATGCGGCGCTCCGCAGCCCAAGTACGCACGGGCATTCGGTAGTCGATTTCGCGTTGGGCCACCCCCTCTTTCGGCCACCAGTAGTGGCCCTTGATGGCCACCTTTCCATCGTCCAGCGGGATCGCCAGCACCAACGCCGTCATGTCGAGCGACTTGCTCAGGTCGAGCCCCGCCCATGCGGGTCGCCCTCGAAGCGCGGCCATGTCGGGCGTCACCTCGCTCGGCCACAGCTGCATATCCAGCCAGCCGCCCGTGTCCTCGGTCAGGCGCGAACAATGGTACCTCGTGAACTCGGCGCGCCCCATGGGGCTGCGCTTCATGGTGTTCCAGCTGCGGCGAATCGATTCGCGGTCGGGCTGGCCGAACGGCATGCCCGGGTTCGCCTTCTCCCAGCACGCCTCATCGTCGGGCGTGTCCACCGGGTCGATGCCGTACAGCGCCGCGAACATCGCGTCATCCACCACATCGCCGCGCAGCACGCTTTCGGCGCTGCTGACCAGTTCGCCGTAGATGCCGTCCATGTGCGTTCCGGGCGTGCTGATGATCAGCCCCAGCGTCTCGCGCCGTTTGCCAGCGGTGGTCGTGAGCTTAGACAACGCGCGGTCCTTGTACTCGGCAGCCTCGTCCGCAATCCACATGCTCGGGTTGAGGCCGTCGAGGCTGCTGGGGCGCGCTGGAAGCGGCGACATCTCGCAGTCTGCGCGCCGAATCTTGTCGGCGACCACCGAGACATCGGACCGCTCAAGCCTCCGCACCATCGTCTGCGCGAAGCCGACGCAAATCATGGCCTGATCCACGCGGTTGGCGATGACATGCACTTGCTTGCCGCTGCCGTGCAGTAGGTCGTACAGCGCCAGCCCGGCAGCGAACGTGGTCTTGCCGTTGCCGCGCGCGACTTGCAGGATCGCCAGCGAGGTGCGCCGCCGTCCGCTGTCGCGCCATTTCCAGCCCCACAGGTTCGCCGCCACCCACAGCTGCCATGGGCGAAGCTCGAAGCGGTTGCCCGAGTCCTCTTGCAACAGCGTCAGGCTGGCGAAGTGCCTCTGAATGCGCCCGACCTCGTCCCAGTCCATGTAGAGGTCCGTGCGCTGCATGTCGGTGCGCCAGCGGCGGCACGCGGCGTAGATCCATCGCCCGGCCACCACCCGTCCATCCTCGACGGCTGCGACGTACTCGTTCACCGTTTCACGCAGTTCGGACCAATCCACGGGGGAATCCTAGAGGTTTAGAGCCGTTTCGGGGCGCTTTGAAAATTGGCGATAGATCGGAAGACCGT